CAATTAATGGCAAACCTTAGAGTCGAACTACATCCTAAACAGACGGAAGTATTTAATGATAATCACCGTTTTAAAGTGGTTGCTGCAGGACGAAGATTTGGAAAGTCTCGTCTCGCTGCTTGGACCCTCATCATTGAGGCATTAAAATCTAAAGAGAAGGATGTATTCTATGTTGCTCCTACTTTTCAGCAAGCTAAAGACATTATGTGGACGGTTCTTAAGGAACTTGGACATGAAGTTATCAAAACTGTCCACGAGAATACGGCGGTAATAACTTTAGTAAATGATAGAAAAATTTACCTTAAAGGATCTGATCGTCCTGATACTATGCGTGGTGTTGGTCTTGCTTACGTTGTAGTAGACGAGTATGCGGACATGAAGCCGCAAGTGTTTGAGCAGATCCTTAGACCAGCATTAAGTGATGTAAAGGGTGGAGCACTGTTCATTGGAACCCCAAAGGGCAGGAACCACTTCTACGAGTTGTACCAGATGGCCCAAAAGGATGAAGATGAAGATTGGTCCTCGTTTCACTTTACTTCTTTTGATAACCCTCTACTCGATCCTAAAGAGATTGAGGCTGCAAAGAAGTCAATGTCTTCCTTCAGTTTTAGACAGGAATACCTTGCTAGTTTCGAAGCCGCCTCCTCAGAACTCTTCAAGGATGAGTGGATACACTATGTTGACAGTGATGATGTTCCTGACGATGGGCAGTACTATATTGCTGTGGACTTGGCTGGTTTTGAAGATGTAAGCAAGCAAGCTAGTAACAAAAAGAAGCATCTAGATGAATCTGCAATAGCTGTGGTTAAGGTTACTCTGGATGGATGGTTTGTAGATACTATAGTGTTCGGACGATGGGATATCAAAGAAACCGCCAACAAAATATTAGAAACAGCAAGAAGTTACGATGTGCGGCTAGTAGGTATAGAGCGGGGAATGGCACGGAACGCCGTACTCCCGTACCTACAAGACTTGATGAAGAAGAAGTCGTTTTTCATCTCAGTGACAGAACTGACACATGGCAACAAGAAGAAGACGGACCGCATAGTATGGGCTTTACAGGGACGCTTCGAGCATGGAAGGATTAAGCTAGTTAGAGGCGAGTGGACTAAGCAGTTCGTGGATCAGCTCCTTAACTTCCCTAACAGCGCGGTACATGATGACTTGATTGATGCCTTAGCCTACATTGATCAGATTGGCATCACAGAGTTTACTGACATGATTGAAGATGACGAGTACGAACCCTTAGACACAGTATCAGGATACTAGGAGCAAGCATGGATTACGAAATGATGAAAGAACAAGAAGAGATGGAAGTAGAAGTCGAATACGAAGAACTAGAAGAAACAGACCCTTTCGGTGACACCACTAAGGACTAAACATGGCTGATTTTAAAGAAGACCCAGTATCTGAATCAGATAAAGACCTAGTAGCCTTTATTATTGATCATTGTGATCGGTGGAAAGAACACCGTGATAACAACTATCAGGCTAAGTGGGACGAGTACGAGCGCCTCTACTACGGCGTATGGTCTGACGAGGACAAGACTCGTGACTCAGAGCGCAGTAGGCTTGTGTCCCCAGCTATCCGTCAGGCAGTAGAGAACAAGACCTCAGAGATCATTGAGGCTACCACAGGACGTGGTGAGTTCTTTGAGCTAGAGGATGACGCTGCTGACCAACAAGAGATGGACGTTGAGATGGTTAGTAGACAGCTTCACGATGACCTAAAGAAAGACAAGGTGGACAAGGTTTGGGCAGAGGTAAACCGTAACGCTGAAGTCTTTGGCCTTGGTGTGGCAGAGATCCAGATTAAATCTACTATGGAATTGCAACCTGCTATGCAGCCTATGCCCGGTGGTATGGGTTCTGCTATTGGGGTAATGGAAGCAGAGCGTGTGTCTGTCCCTGTCAAGTCGGTGCATCCTCGTAACTTTGTTTGGGACCCTAACTCTGAGACTGTGGACGATGCATTGGGTGTAGCTATCGAGGAGTACACCAGCCTCTTTAAAGTAGTTAAAGGGATTGAAGATGGGATCTACAGAAAAGTTAATATTGGTCCTGAGTTTAGTGATGCTGATCTCATCCCAAATCAACTGGACTCACTCTACCAAGAAGATAAGGTACGAGTCCTTCGCTACTACGGGTTAGTTCCTCGTGAGTACCTAGAGGATCTAGAGAACGAAGGTGGTGAGGTAGCTGACCTGTTCCCAGAGGACAGCGATGCAGACAAATACGCAGACATGGTGGAGGCTGTAGTTGTTATTGCTAACAACCAGTACCTGCTCAAGGCTGAAGCTAACCCATACATGATGAAAGACCGTCCTATTGTGACCTATGTACCTGAGAAGGTATCAGGCAGACTAGTGGGTATGGGAACCGTGCAAAAAGGCTACAATATGCAGAAAGCTATTGATGCCCAGCTCCGTAGTCATCTGGACTCTTTAGCACTGACTACGGCCCCTATGATGGCAGCGGACGCTACAAGGCTACCCCGTGGCGTGTCTTATAAGGTTCAACCCGGAAAGACCCTGCTTACCAACGGTAACCCTAACGAGATCCTCTTCCCGTTCAAGTTTGGTTCTACTGATGCAGGCAATATCTCTACTGCTAAAGAGTTTGAGACTATGCTCCTTCAGGCTACAGGAACCCTAGATAGTCAGGCGATGACCCGCTCTGTGGCCCAAGGCGATGCTGGTGGGGCTTCTATGTCCCTTGCTATGTCTTCTATCATTAAGAAGAATAAGCAAGCACTCATGAACTTCCAAGATGACTTCTTGATCCCTCTGATTAAGAAGGTAGCCTATCGCTATATGCAGTTTGACCCAGAGCGTTACCCATCTAGGGACTTCAGATTCACCCCTGCCTCCACCCTTGGCATGGTAGCTAGGGAGTATGAGCAGCAACAGTTCATTGGACTACTCCAAACCCTTGGTCCTAACAGCCCTGTACTGCCCTTGGTCTTAAAAGGCATCATAAAAGGCTCTAGTCTGTCCAATAAGGAAGAACTTTCGGCTGCTTTGGACCAGATGAACCAGCCAGACCCGGCCCAACAACAGATGATGATGGCCCAACAGGAGGCTCAAATCGGGCTTCTACAGGCCCAGATCGCTGAACTGCAGGGTAGAGCACAGGAAAGCCAAGCAAACGCTCAGGAGAGCCTTGCAAAGGCCCAGAAAACCAGTGTTGAGACCCAGCTTATGCCTGAAAAGATGCGGATTGATGTGATTCAGGCTTCTTCTACCAACCTTTCCAACGAGACTACGGATGATTTTGAGCGCAGGATCAAGCTTGCCAACGTAATCCTGAAGGAACGGGAGCTAAAAACCAAGGAAAACATCGTAGAAGCACAAATGAACAAAAAAGTACAGTAAACACTTGACTTTTTAGTAAAAGTGTGGTATAATTAATACACTGTTGTAGAAATACAACACAGTCCTATTTAGGAGAAACTGTGGATAAAGACATTCAAGAATACTATGAGGCTAGGTTTGACATGATGGCCTCAAAAGGATGGAAAGATCTGATTGAAGACAGCCAGAAAATGCTGGATGCCTACAACAAGATCGAAAGATTGACGGGTGTTGAGGACTTACACTACGCCAAAGGACAGTTAGATATCCTAAACTGGGTAATAAACCTTAAGCAAACTTCGGAAGAAGCCTATAGGGAGTTAACAGATGAAACGGATATTTGAGTTCAGGTGCGTTAAAGACCACCTCACCGAAAAATTGGTCGATGATGAGGTACGCTCTATAGAGTGTCCGCATTGTCGCAATGAAGCTTCTCGTATTATCTCGTCACCCCGCATCAGTCTGGAGGGCATCACAGGTGCGTTTCCTTCAGCACATGAAGCGTGGGCAAGAAAGCACGAAGAAGCAACTAGAGTCGCTTACAAGAAACAGCAAGCCTGATTCCAAGTGACATTTTAAAGTTCCTAGAATCCGTTGTGGACAGGAGGATAATGTGGCAGCATCTTTTACCGAAACGCAAGAAGAGTTATTTGAAGCAAGTGATATTACTCAGCAAGAGACTCAGCAAGTAGCTGAACAACCTCAGACTGAAACCGTACAGGAAGCAACTCCTGCAGAGGAGAATCTTCCAACCAAGTACAAGGGCAAGGGTCTTGATGAGATTATCAGGATGCACCAAGAGGCTGAGAAGCTTATTGGTAGACAAGCCCAAGAAGTTGGTGAAGTACGAAAGCTTGCGGATGAGCTAATCAAGCGACAACTCGACAATAAGAAAGAAGTTGAGGTCACAAAAGAAGACGAGATCGATTTCTTTGAAGATCCGAAGAAGGCAGTAAACCGAGCAGTAGAAGCACATCCTGCTATTCTAGAGGCAAGGCAACAAACCTTGGCTTTAAAACAGCAGCAAACGCTGACAAAGTTACAACAGGAATTTCCTGACTTTCAGCAGACAGTAGCTGATCCTTCCTTTGCGGAGTGGATCAAAGCCTCACCAGTGCGTATGCGACTGTATGCTGCGGCTGATGCAGACTTTGACTTTGATTCAGCCTCTGAGCTATTGACAAGTTGGAATTATGTTAAACCTAAAGCGGTAGCTCCTTCAGCTTCTGCTCCTGCGCCAGAGATTAAAGCGGCACAGAAAGCAGCAGTCAAATCAGCTACTGTAGATGTTGGTTCTAATACTGGTGCTACTTCTGCAAAGGTCTATCGAAGAGCGGATCTAATCCGTTTACAACTGGAAGACCCAGATCGTTATTACCAGCTACAAGATGAAATTATGGCTGCATACGCTCAGGGTCGAGTTAAATAAACTTAATCATTTAGGAGATTTAAAATGGCTCTTGGTACTGATCATGTAACAAAAACAACAGCGGATAAATTTATCCCTGAGATTTGGTCTGATGAAATCATCGCTGCTTACAAAAAGAACTTGGTTGCTGCTAACCTGTTCTCGAAAATGTCTTTCAAAGGCAAGAAGGGTGATGTCCTTCACATTCCTAAGCCCACCCGTGGTGACGCTGC